CAGGGGCTTGGCACACTGAAGGGCAGTATGGAAGAAATCGTTGAGATGATTGTCATGCTGACCAGCCGTATTCTGGCGCCACAACAGGTGAGTAACGAAACCGCCCTGGGCGCAGCGATAAGGAGCAGTAACGAAACAAGCACGTTGGCTGGCGATGTGTCGATAATAACTTCTGACGTGACACAGTTACTGAAAATTGCGGTCGGTTGGGCCGGCGCGAATGCAGATGAAGTTGAAGCGTCGATTAATAAAGACTTCATCCCGATTCAGCTTTCTGGTGCTGATGCAATGGCCTTTATGACCAACTGGATTAAAGGTGCAATCAGTTTCGAGAGCCTTTTTGAGATTTACAAACGTGGTGAGCTTGTCCCTGCCGAACGTGATATTGATGACGAGAAGAAAGCAATCGAAGCCGAGCAAGCTGTCCGCAGGGCAGTTGAGATTGAAATGGCCGACAAACTTGGAAAAGCGGTAGAAACCGATGAAGGATTGGCCGATGAAGGCATAGACAATAATTTTAAGTAGTCTAAAATCCACCACAAGGAGATTAAAATGTCAGACGAAGCGATGCAAGTGTTGAAAGACGAGTTGGCAAAGGTTAATGCCAAAAATGCTGAGTTAATTGGTGAGATTCGCGACCAGAAGAAGGCGTTGAAGAAATTCGATGAACTTGACATCGAAGGACTGCAAGAAGCGGCCAAGAAACTCGAAAAGGCAGAGATAGACAAGAAAAAGGAAGTTGGTGAGTTCAAGACGCTTTATGAGAGTGAATTGACAAAAACCAGTGAGCTTTCCAACCAGGTCGCGGCGCTATCGGACAATAACGCTAATCTTGCCAAACGGTTGGAGGTTAACCAACATTTGCCGAACGTATTCCCTGAATTACGTGAAATTGCGGTCAGCCAGCTTGTAAAAGACCTTGGTATTGGCGAAGATGGATCCGTCAAGTCTCCAGATGGGAAATCCGCCAAGGAATACGTTGCTGCATGGGCTGAGTCCGATGTCGGGAAGCGGTTCATCCAGGCGGACGTTAATAGCGGCGGGAACGCATCGGGCAGTAATTCTGGTGGTAAAAATGCTGAACTGGCTTATTTCAAACCGGGCGATCCGAACTTCAGTATGACAAAACAGGCAGAAATTCGCAAAAAAGACCCAGAACTGGCAGAAAAACTTGCAAAACAGGCAAAAGGGAGATAATATTCAGAGAAAGGTTTAGACGCTTCATCTTGGCTGTGCCTTGACGGAGTGATAGAATTTTCGGCGGGTCTGTGACCGTGCTGATTAATCGCCTGTGGCGGGATTCCTTAATTGGAGTCCCGCCTTTTTTTATTTAAAAACCAACAAGGAGAAATACAATGGCCGAAACAAGAATAGCTGAAATTTATGAACCGCTAACTTTCAACGCTGCGGTTCAGGAGAAGCAGGAGGAGTTGAACCGGTTCCTGCAAAGTGGTGTCATGATTGATGACCCGGTACTCACCGCACAGGCACAGGCCGGTGGTCGAACTGGTGAACTGCCCTTCTATGCACCGCTTTCGACTTCCACTGACCCGGACATCATGACTGATGACCCGACCGATCTGGCGACTCCTGGCGACATCTCCAGTAAAAAGATGATCTGGTATCTCGCCCCGTTGCATCGTTCGTGGAGTACCATGAACCTGGCCCGTGATCTGGCACTTGAAGATCCGCTTGGTGCAATTGTTAACCGTGTTGCCGCATATTGGGCAACCGCCAACGAGAAACGACTCCTGGCCTCTTGTGTCGGTATTCTGACGGACAACGATGCAAACGACAGCGACGACATGGTAAATAAGATTTACTCTGACGTCGTTTCGCCGGCTGCTTCGACGATAATTTCCGCCGAAGCGATTATCGACGCCGCTCAGACCATGGGCGACCATAAAGAGAACCTGTCGGCAATCGCTATGCATTCGGTTACCTACACGAACCTTCAGAAGCAGAACCTGATTGACTTCATCCCTGACTCTATGGGTGTTGTGAACATCCCTCAGTATCTCGGATACCGGGTAATTGTTGACGATTCGATGACCGTCGTCGCCGGGTCCAACTCCCCGAAGTATATCACCATCCTGTTCTCTGCCGGTGCATTCAGCATGGGCTATGGCCGTCTGCTCGTTCCGTCTGAAATCGAACGTGTCGAGAATGCTGGTTACGGCGCCGGTCAGGATATTCTGCACACCCGTGAGTCCATTATCATTCATCCTTACGGTTTCCAGTGCCTGGATGCTGGTATTGCTGGCAACGGTGCGACCATTGCCGAACTGAAACTGGCCGCCTGTTGGGACCGTGTAGTTGATCGTAAGCAGGTCGGGTTGGCCTTTCTGACTCACAACAACTAGGGAGGTAGACGATGACTGCAATAGCAGCTACTGGTTTACGTCGCGGTGCTAATAGCACCGACGAAATCAACAAGAAGATAGCAACATCGGGAACCCCGGTTTGCGCAGTAAAGGCTACCGGGACGCTCTCGATGGCTACCAAGCCGACCGCTGACGACACTGTTACCATCGGCAGCAATGTATACACGTTTGTTGCTTCGCCGGCTGCCGCTGGTGACGTAGCTATTGGCGCAGCGGTAGCGAACTCGAAAGCGAATCTGCTGGCCGCCATCAATGACGGTGACACGTACAACGATGCGCATCCTGATGTAGTCGCAGCCGATTGGGACGGTGATGATTTGGTTGTCACCGCGAAGATAGCCGGCACCGCTGGCAATGCTATCGCTACCGAAGAAACGTTCGACGACGAAACCGACGCTTGGGGCGCTGCGACGCTGGCAAGCGGGGTTGATGGTACTCCTGGCGAGGTTGGTGATATGTTGATTGATGACACCTACGTTTACTTTTGCGTGGCACCGCTCACCGACGCCGGCAACTGGCGCAGGGTTTCACTTGGTAGTGCGTATTAATTAACCTTCCCCCTGTGGGGCTGGTCCGGCACCGGGTTTATTGGCTGGCCCCACACCCTATAGGAGACATGATATGCCGAGAAAATCAAAGGCGACAATAGCAAAGGAAAAGGCCGCCGCAGAAGCGGCAGCAAAAGAAGCAGCTGCAGAAGCGAAGGCTGAAGAAGATAAGGAACCGATGGATCTGTCGCTTCATTCATTGAATAAGATGGCAGGAAAATGGCGTAAGGAGTAGCCCATGGCCGTTACCCCATTGATTACCAGGGACCAGGCTGATACGTATAACGATGCTTCAACAGCGTGGCTTGCCCTGACAAATGACGAGAAGGATGCTCACATCTACACCGCCACGGTCTATATGCAGACTATGTGGACTTGTACCGATGTAGAATGGGACGACCTTACCACGCTGGATGACGACCTGCTAAGGGCATGTGCTTATTATGCAGATGCTGATCGTCAAGGTTACCTATATCCCACCGCAGAAATTATTGAAGGCCATCGTGCCTTGACTAGAAAAACCCAGAAGTTGGGTTCAATGGAAAAGACGCTTGAATGGTCTGATACCGCCGGACTAAGAACTGCTCGTCCACTTTCACCTATTGATTCTATTATGTACGTATATTGCGTGAGAACGGGCGGTGGTTCCGGCGTTGTGACGAGGGTGTAAATGGCGACCTTTGGCGAAGAAATGGCCGATTTAGCGCAAGACCTTACAGAAGAGTTTTCTGCTGAGATCGGACTGTCAACGATTCGCCGGCAGACCGGAACCGCTTATGACCCTGATACCGGGGTTCACACCCCGACGTATTCAAATTCAACAGCCTATATGGTCTTTGAAGATATACAGTCGGAAGAAGTTCAGAACATGGCCTATATGAATGAACATGAACAATGTACGGTAGCGGGTGATGACTTGACGTTCGTTCCCAAAAAAGACGACCTGATTGTTAAGCCTGATACCACACCTCATCGTGTCGTTCACGTTGGAACCGACCAGTTCGGTGCGGCCTACGTGATGCACATAGAGAGGAAAAATGCCTAGTAAATCGTTCAAATCACAAGTGCTGAATGAGTATCGGCAATTTGGTGATAAGGCCAGCAGGGCTATTGAACGAGTTGCCATCGGCGCATGGCAACGTGCCGTGGACGCAACGCCGAAACCGCCAAGCGCCCCTGGGGCATCGTACCAGCGCACAGGACGGCTGGCTGGCAGTTGGAAGTTGAACACTGGTAGAAATGTTGGACTAATTCCTGCTGTGGGACAATATCCAAAACCTCAAAAACCAAACTTTAAATTCGATATTAACCGGCATAAATTAGTCCAACTTTGGAATAACGTTCCGTATGCATCGTTTGTAAATGATGGTTTACCGCCTGGAAGAACACCTTTAAAAATGTTGGAGAAGGGTAAGGCACACTTTGAGTTGAACATAGTATCTGAGCTTAACAAAATAACAATAAAATGATCGATTACACTGCACCACGTCGAGCAATTGAAGTTTATTTAAATACGAACTTCACTACTGTGCCGATTCATTTTGAAAACGTCGCTGTAGACGACAGTGTTGATCTTACCAGTGGATATATAGCAATCACTGATACCGGCACAGAAAGCATAAGCATGGGTATGCAGGAAGAAGTCACCCATGTGAATGGAATGGTAGTGATACAAATATATACTGTTTTAGGAAGTGGAACACAAACAAGCAGGTCAATTGCCTCTGAGCTTGAAACTCTTCTGGCCGGCGAGGATCTGTCTGGTTTGCAGCTTGGCGAACCTGTTCTGGAATCGTTCGGACAGGTCGATGGCGCTGATTTTTATCAGCAAAACTTAACCTTTCCGTATCAGTTCTTCTATGGGCAGTCGGAAGATGCTTGTTAACAAAAAAACCAAGGAGGTATTTTAAATGGCTACAAAAGCTAACCCAGTGAGTTTTGTTCTTGCACAGAACTCTGCCGTAGTTCTTCACGCTGGGAAATCAACAGAACTTACGGTTCGCGGACTCCAGGGCATGGGATTGTGCCTTGGCTTTACAATGGAAACTCAAACGGTCGCTGAAATGGGCCGGCGTATCGCCTCGGTTGTACCTTCCGGCGGAACCTATGAGGAAACCACGGTCAATTATAACTTCATCCCTGGAGACGCCTCGCTTGAGGAGTTCCGTGATGCAGCTATTAACTCGACCAAACTTTCAGATGTCAGGTTGTATGTCAAAAACGGATGTGATTTTTCTGCACCTGACCTGATCTCTGACCCGGCATCCGGCCTTTATGTTGGCTCGATGTCAGATCCGCAGGTTGATGCCCCGAACGGCCTTTATCAAGGTTCGTTGAGCTACATGCCTGGTGGTGCGTTTGTGCTTTATATTGCGCATACCACGCCTGGCTCCGGTGACGACATATCTTATGCAACAGCGACCAGGACATTTACGCTGGCTGACGGGTCTTTCGTTGATATGGGCTTTGAAGATGGTGACACTATTCTCCTCGATTATGAGGAACTTACCGGGACGCCGCCGACCACGTATCAAGTTGATACGGTTGCCGCAACCACCATGACCATCGTAGAGGATGTTGGTGATGAAGCAACGTTAGGCGATTTTTCTGGGATCACCAAAACGCAGATTCACGGAGCCACACCACTGGTAGTTTCTGGCTACACCGGACTCACGACCTGTGAGTAAACAACCATTAACCCCTGAACCCGTTGCCTCCTTGTGGTGGGGTGGTATCGGGGGATGGGGTTTCTCTTAACCCCACCAAGGAGGAAGTTATGAAACTGATTGCTCAGAAGACGAAGAAAATAGAAGTTCCCGGCGATGCAGATGGCGGATTTGTTGTGATTAAAAACCTTTCACTTGAAGAAGTTGCCAATATCGAAGGGAAGTATTTCGAGGTAACCAATAAAGAGATTCGGATGGTCAATTACGCCGAACGTGAGGGCGAGTTCGCCAGAGCCTGTCTGACCGATTGGGGTAACCTGTTTGACGAGTCTGAACGCCCGATGAAGTTCACAGCGAAGAACATCGACAAGGCGTCACAGTTTGCCATTGAAATAGACGGCAAACAAACCAGGTTCTACGAATGGATCAACGATGAACGAGAGAAGTTCGCAGAAGAGGTTGCGGAGCAGGAGAGTGCAGCGAGAAAAAACTAAAGGAACTCGCTATTTGGTATGGCGACACCAGACGCCCTGCCTGTGGCGAGTATGACGACCCAGAACCGGAAACATGCAGGTATATATATGGTCCAGAAAACACCCCATGCAGCACCTGTTATCCGGCAATTCACGAATACAATTTCCCGATCATTGACCTCTACGGACTCGTCGGTGATCAGTTCATTATGGGCTTCTCTGGCCCTGTCGCACTTGACCTTATTGCGGTCGGATATGTACTCGACAACCTGTATGACGAGGTTGACGACAAGCGTTATTTCATTGAACGTATCAAGTATTTCATTAGCACGAAGATTGCAAAGATGATGGAGTCACAGGATGGCGAAACTAACTCTTGATGTTGAAGTAAGAAATGCTCCAAAATCTAAAAAGCAGATTGAAGGGGTCGGCAAGGCTGGTGAGAGGATTGAAAAAACTTTCAAAAAGCTGAGTGCTTCGTCGGGCTTTACTGGTCTTGTTAATGATTCTCAACTTGCTCAAAAGGCGTTTAAAAAAACAAATGAAGCGGCACAAAAACTGGTCAAAAACCTCAAAGATGTAGAAGGTACTGGCTTCACGCAGGCTGCTCGTAATGCTAAAAAATTACTTTCAATAGAAGATGACATAAACAAGGAACTTGAAAAACAAGCGAAACTGCAAAGGAAGTTGGGTGACAAGGGCGGGAACAACCAGACCAGGGCACTAGAACGACAGCTTCGTATTCAAAAGAAACAAACCGCAGAAATGAGGAAACAGACCAAGGAGGCGGGGAAACAACGAACAGTTTTTCAGAAACTGAAGGAGAAGGTCGGTAATATTAGTAAGTCTTTTGGCTCTATTGGTAAAGTTGTTGCCGGTGGTTTGGGGTTGATAGGCATAGTTTCTATTCTTGAAACAATAAGGAGATCAATTGATGCGGTTATCACGGGATTTATTCGTGTTGGGAAAACAGTATCAAGATCGTTTTATGATATAAACACTCAAATGGAGCAGATGAAGATCTTGCTCGGAACCGCAGCAGGTTCAACCGAAGGGGGTAAGGCACTATTTGGCGAGGTTTTACAGTTCTCAGAGAAGGCACCGTTTTCAATTCAGTCATTAACTGATTCCTTTGTTAAGCTTAAAACAGCAGGGATCGATGCCCTTAACGATGGCACCTTAATGACACTTTCCGACTCAGTTGCTGCCTTTGGCGGGAGTTCAGAACAATTGCGTTTGGTCACTATCGCAATTCAACAGATGGTCGGGAAGGGCGTAGTATCCATGGAAGAGCTTCGCCGGCAGTTTGGTGAGCAGGTTCCAACCGCCATGAGGGCGATGGCCGAGGGTCTTCAAATGTCAATCCTTGATATGTTTGACCTTATTGGCAAGGGCGGCTTGGAGGCTGGGCGAGGGATTGAGGCGATGCTGGGCGTTCTTAAGGAATGGCATGGCGGAGCTTCTGAAAAAAGAATGAACTCGATGCAGGGTGCTGTTGTTAAACTTGGGAATGCTTGGAAGAAATTAATGCTCGACCTAGGTGATGGAAAAGGTGCATTTAAAGGACTACAGGACGTTGTTACATCTGCTGCGGAAACCTTAGAGAAGTTTAGAACTAGTGCCGAAACAAAGGCGGTTATAGAGGATTTATCTGAAGCATTAGTCGGACTGTTTGATGAAGTGAGGGACAATCCACAAATAATGACCGATTTCTTATCAGGGATGACAAGGTTGTTCACAGGAGTCGTTGATATTGCGAAAGGGCTTGTTGTTGAGCTTGATAAAGTTATTTCTTTTATGAAAGAAGCGTCGTTGATGGATTATTCAAGAATAGGTTATCAAAAACTTGGTGAACTGGGCGCTAATCTGACAATAGGTGCGGCCAGACGTGCAGGGAATCAGATGTGGAGTTTGATTGGTGTTGATCCTGCCAGGATAGATTCTTTTTTCTCAGATCTCACCCAAAGATTGACCAACAAAACATATACGTTGCAGAATGAACTTGAACGTGCTGCAAGGTTTAGTCTCCTTGGTGGAGTTGAGGCTGCTACCGCAGAAGATGTTCAAGCGCTGTCTGATTTGATAAACAGTTTTGCAAGTCCGATAGATCAAATTAGGAATAAAACACTAGAAGGGTTCGGTGGGATAGCTGACGGTGTCAAGAAAGCGAGAAAAGAGGTCGAGGATACTGCTGAAGCTCTTTTAAAGTTTCGTGATGATATGGGCAAAAAGATGAATGAGTATATTGCCCAAGAGTTTAAATTATTCCCCACTACATACTCTACCGACGAGGCGCTGGCAAAAGTTCAAGAATTGACGAATAAGGCAAAGGCAATTCCAGAAGGTGCCGCTGATGGGTGGAAATTGCAGGTCAAGTTGCTTGAAGAGGCTAGGGCGATATTGGTAGGCATGAAAACGGATGCCGACGCTGTTAGTAAGTCACAGGTTGAAGGGGCTAAAAGGGCATACGAGGAGTATTACAGAATCTCTAGGGGTGGCAAGGTTGCAGGTTCGTCTAAAGAATTAATGGCATTACGACAAGAATATGAAAGATTGTCTACTTTACAAAAAGAAGGAAAGGCCGACAGCAGGGAAGAAAACAGGTTAAAGCAACGACAAAAAGAATTGCTTGAAGATAATAGAGAAGAACTTTCAAAAGCTCTAAAGTTAAGAGAAAAGGCATTGTTAGACGAAAACATAGATGCGACGACCCAAGTGACGGCGTATGAGACAATTGAGAAAGCTATAAAAAAATATGGTGCCGAGGCTGTTGCAGCAGAAAAAGAAATACAGAAGTCCATTAAAGAGTCGATAGAATTATATTACGAAATGCAGCAAGCTGCCGCTGCGGCCATGAGTGAGGTTGCTAATCTCCCCGGAGGAAGCTCTGGAGTCCATTTCAGTCCATACGACGGACGTTATGCCGGCGGCCCGGTTGAATCCAATACCCCTTACGTTGTCGGTGAGAAAGGCCCAGAACTATTCGTGCCAAAGAACAACGGTACAATTATCCCAAATAATGAATTAGGCGGTTCTGGTGATTCTACCCAGGTTTACTTTAACTTTAATGAGAAGAAAATTGGGCCGTTCCAAAGCACTAAACAACTTGCCAGGGACGTGCTGAGAGAGTTTGAAATAATGCAAGGAGCGATGTCATAATGGCTGTTACAGGGGCAATACAGGTCGGAACCGTAGAACTGGACGACAATCTTCACTTGATGGGCTTTGAAACTAACCCACCTATCAATTATTCAGTCCGGTATACGCTCGGTGGGAACAAAATAGTCCAAACACACCCACGTACCAGTGGTGCGGAGTTGAGATTGATTGCCAGACACGATGGTTCGTCCAGGATGGGACAATTTTGTAGCTCACATCTTGATTCGTTACGTGCGCTTGCAGAAACAGGCAACACTTACGCACTTACGCATCCTGCTGTGACAGCGTTAGGAAGAACAGTAAATGTAAAGATAACAATGTTCAATGTTGAACAATCTGATGAACGTGAACCGCCAGGGCCGAACAAGAAGTGGCATGGTGAAATACTATTAGAGGAGATTTGAAATGCAAGATAGTGATATTGTCATGTTCCTGTCTCAGGAAATGTCAGACGATTCCACCAACGGCGGCAGGGCGAGCACTACGGAAGTAACTTCTGGTATCGCTCAAAATGTTTGGTCCCATGTTAACAAGGCAACCCGTGACGCTGGTAATGATGGCGGCTCTGGCGATGTCACAGACGGTCAGGTGAGAAAGGTTCATATTTCTAACCAGAACTCAGATGACGAGGCTTGGCTAAATGTCGGGATTATCATAAACGATACGCTTGGCTCTGACCACGCTTACTTCTGGCCGGAAACACATGATTCGACTCAATCTGATTGGGAGGGCGCCGGGGAACCGTCAAGACGCTATGTCGCCGGTGCTTTGGATGCCGATGTGCTTTCTACTGATACATCTTTGGACATTTCGTTTAAGGACGCTGACCAGACCACCGAGGTTCAAGACGGTGACAAGCTCTTTCTTGATAATCGAGCGAACCCTGATGCATCGGGCGATACCGCGATTGTTACGATTGATGGAGTGCCAGATATAGATTCTTTGGTTGTAACCTGTGCGCT